TGGCACAACCTCAAGCCATTACAAACTATGTTAGAGCGCTTGTTTGCGCCCGATACGATATAGATCGATAATACATCTTTGTCAGCGCATCTCTGTAGTTGCGCTTGACGATCCTTGGATCATTCAGACCTAGTATGTGAGCCAGTTTGCTCCACCTTGGGCCACGATCCCTTCCCACTGCACTGTGTGCCACTGCCATGATGAGCCGCCTACTATCCTGATCCATGGCCATCAACATGCCATGCGCCTCATCCATTGCATCGATCTGATCCCCGGTTGGTCTAAGCCTGACCTCACCTTGCTGCGTCCATCCATAGCCATGCCAGTCCATTGGATAGTCTGGCCATGATGCTTGCTTTTGAACCCTGATAGCCTTGGGCAGTCGGCGCTCAGTCACAGCCATGTCCAGCATCATCGTGTGCAGCTCGTTAATGTCCATGACGGTTCCTTTCCAAGTGCCGCTCTGCCTCAATCACCCAATCCAAAACTTGCGTGTGATCCATCTTTGAGATTGCTTTGAGTGTGTCTGTGAATCTGTCGGCTGACATTGTTGGGCGCAGATGCCGCAACGCCCGGTCTTTGCGAAACAACAGCGGATCATTTTTTGCTTTGGAAACGGCTGTAACGTAGTTCTGGTTTGTCTTTTTGGTGATCGTCCTCAACATGTCGCGTATTTCGTATGATCTATCCTGTTGACATGGTTGATCTGATGAATTACTGCTTTCAGTATAATCGAGCGAAGCGAGTTGAGGCTTATCCTGTTTGGTTAAATCAATAAATTGGTTCGGCTGATCCTTAAAAGGCTTATCCATTAAAGGATTATCCTTAACAGGATTATCCTTAACAGGATTATCCTTATGCAAATTTACCAATTTAAAATTCTTAAAGCTCATTCCGATTCGCCTTCCAATGCCGCTGCTATAAAACAATAATTGGCGCCATCCACTGCGTGATCCTCATCAAACCCGGCGTTCCATCTCGCCAGCTTCATCTCGACAAGCATTCTGGCTGTCTGAGCTGGCGTGACCTCAACGCCAAGCACCAATGTCCATCTAATTGCTAGTTCCTTGTACAGCGGCTGATACGGCCCCAGCTTCTTGCCCCGGTCTTTCATTGTCTGTGCGGCTTCTATCGCTAGATCTTGTGGATCGCTCATCCGGTACACTCCCCATCGTCTGCCTGACAAAAGAAGCTCTTATCATCAAAAATCCAATCAGATTGACGGCAAATAAAATCACCTAAATCTTGATAACTCTGCCCATAAATAAACTGATTTCCGATCTGCTTTTCCATGTCGATCCACCATTGCATGCGCTCTGGGTGAGATCGAAACATAGCCGCCCGATTTGCTTCTGATTTCAAAAAACACCCATCACAATTACTTGTGGTTGTAATGTTCAAATCAAAATCGAAAGCTAACCTTTGCTTTCCCCAAAACTCTAAAATGTCAGGGTTGCGTATTTTGGTATCATTCAAAGGCCACCAGTATTTTATATATTGGACTGGGCTTTGTTTTATGCGCCTTGCTTCATCTGCGCGGATGCCCACCGCATTGTGCCAACTTTTCCAGCCAAGTGATTGCAAATACAAAACACTTGGACGAATTTTTAATTGCTGCGTGCAAAAACGGCGAATCTTGTCTGGCAATCTATTATAATGATTTATGATTGCAGCGAATGGCTCCCCATCCCTTGAGGCACTGTTGTGGTTCACAGTTTCAAAGCTGTGCTTGCCGTCTAAATTTCTATATTCCACCCACGTTATTGGAACGCGCCATCGTTCGGCACATTCTTGAACAAAATCGAGCGTTTCCGGCATTTCTCTGCCTGTGTTTGCAAAAACTACCTTTGCGCGCTCTGGCAGATCGCCATTGGCTTGCAATATCTGATGCAGCATATAGGCTGATGTTCTGCCGCCACTAAAGCTGATCTGTATGTTGCCGTTTGGTAACTGATAAGCGCTGGTCATGTAATATCCTCCAACATTTGTTGTTGCTGCATGTCAGCTCCCCGGTTCCCAAGATCACCCATGTTCCTTGGCTCATCTGATGTTCTTTGCTGCATACAACGCATTTCTCTGTCATGCCCTTTTGCGGTGAAAAATGCCTGACCTTGTTCTTTCTCTTCATTGATCCAAATCTCCATAACCTTGTCAGCCAACGCTGACCGCAAATAATCCCATGTCAGGATGCCGGGGCTTCCTTTGAGGTATTCCGGCAATGACTGGTGGGTTTCATCGAATGAAAGCTGGTTGTCTGTCGATAATCGCCGAACAGGGATGCTGTATGCCTCTGCAATGGCAAATGGCCCCAATCCTAGCGTCAAGAGCCTTAACAGCTCTGTGTCGGCTTCTATGAGCGCTTCATCAATCACGGTTGGGTATCCTTCCATCCCAAATCATGGCTTCCAGCTCTTCATCAGTCAGGTTCTCTGACCCGAATGACGGCTCCAGATCTTCTTTGTGAAGCAGCTCAGCCGGTCTAACTGGCGGCTTTGTGGTAACCTTTTGCCGGTACTCAGTCTTGACCTTCAGCGCTGGCAACGGCCCCTTCTTTAATGGCATGGGAATGAACAGCTCTTCACTTGTGGAAAATCGATAGCCGCAAGCAAGACAAGCCCTGCGCCGCCTGATCGTGTTGTCGTGGTGCAACCTACTGTCTTTGACAGTTGTGTCTTTGGAGCATTTGGTACACTTCAATTTCTTCATCCTCTGTCAGTTGTCTATGACCGCTGTAGTCACATTCCCAGCAACCAAGGGCCATGCATTCGGAACATTCCTTCATGTATTCCACGCCGATTTCGGGATACCTAAGCACCGGGATAACAATGTCCATGAGCTTATCCACCAGCGGCCTCGCAAATCTGCTTCACAAGATTGGCCTGACCTGTCTGGCGCAGCTTGATTAGCGGCGATAAGAACAGCTCCACCTCTTGCAGCCTCTTGGCCACAACAAGGTGCGAACCAGCCAAGCGCAGCTCTTCATGCATTGTCTTTTGATTGTCAGACACCTTGCCGCCTCGTGGCCGCTTCAGCTCAATGAAGATCGGCAAGCGCTTTACATTGTCGAGCCAACCGGCATCATCAATGAACAGTTCCAGATCAGGCCAGCCCCATTTGGTGCCAAGCTTCTTCAAGCGCCGCTTGTAGCTGATATGCCGGGTGCCTTCATTGGGGCTGTGGTGCAAGACGGCATTGACCGGCAGTGAGGCGTCAAGCCACTGCACGACATAGTCCTGAAGCTGATCCTCAGTCATTAAATACAACGCCATAAAAGCTGGTTGGCTGGACGGCACCATCCGTGACATTTACGATTCGCATCATAAATTTGCGGTTCGGGATCTTTGCATCCTTGTGGCTTGATGGCAGACACCAGCGCCGTGCCACTGCCGCATGACTAGCGCCGGTAACCCGCGCTAACGCTGAGTAACTAAGCCCTTTGCTCTGCCGATATTGATCAAGTGTCATACCTGTCCTCGCTTTATATTTAATAGCATAAGTATCAGGCTTGACATGTGATGACAAGATAATTAGGTATAGACAATCAGGTTTGACACAAAGTGTTATGGGAGCTTACATTATGTACATGGGAAATAACTTAGATGAAATGATCAGCGTGGCCGGTATGTCAAAGAAGGCACTCGCTGAAGAAAAGGGCGTGACGCCAGAAACCGTGTCGCGCCACATCCACAGCAAAATTAGCATGACGCTTCAAGATGTCGAAGACTATGCGCGCATTCTAAAATGCCAGCCGTATGAGATTGCCTATACCAGCCCCCCGATACCAATTCTAGGTGTCTGGCACACTGATCCTGATACACAGAACATGAAGCTCATCAATCGCTTTCAAAAAGACAAGACCTATTTTAAAAAAGGTATGGTACTGCACGGCAACTTTAGTGAAGGCTGGGCATGCATATACTGGAACCTAGACCAAAACACTCAATCGCCTTGGCGTCATTATCACGATAGCTTGACCATGATTAAGATAAGCTCTGTGGCTGACAATAAAATCGATCAAAACGCAATTATGAACAAATGTTACGTCATGACCAAGGCCGGGGTCATGTTCTCCGGTGTGTTATGGCCGCAACATCACAATGCTTTGTACACCCTCACAGATGTTGTTGGTGTGCCAGAAGAAAGCAGAATATTAACCGATCTTGATATCCGCTGGGCTGCGCCGGTTGCTTGGTTCCTTCACCAGCGCCGGTTAGAAAACATTGTCATGGTTGATTACGAATCACCATTTATCGCGCGTCATTATGAAAAGCTAGTCCAAAAACAAACGCCTGATCGTAAGGCTTTTTACGAAAAAATCTATCAGGTAAAAATGAATGAACCTGTTACTGATAGCAAAACAGATGGCCTTAAAATCGTAGATTAATGCGCTCCAAGCATAACGCTTGACACTGTATGTCATGACCTGATAGAACCGTTCCACACTTTGGGAGCGGTTCTTTGTCATTTAAAAACTTTTCTAAGCCACAGAAACAAGACTTTGTCAGGCAAGCAGCCCGGCACTCTTACTATCATCACAGCCAGCCAAACAAGCCTGACGGCTTTACGTTCTTTGACAAAGCTGTTGTCAGATCAGAACGCGAGAATGCCAAGGCAGTCTTAGCTGGTGAGGCAAAGGGCGATAAGGCTGAAGCACAAAAAATTATCGACATGCATGGCGTTTACGTTGACAGCCGGGGCAGAACGCAGTCAGGCGATAAGCCGCCATTGATCTCTGGCCGGGCTGTTGAGAACTATTGCACCGATGTAGCTGTCAACGATCTAAGCCCGACTGATGCCTTTAAAAACGCCATCAATGAGCTTCAAGGCTTTTCTGGCGCGTCATGGCGTGATGCCGACAAAGACAAGCGTGAGCTGGAACACAAGACCACAGTGCGTTATGGCGCTGATGGGTCTGTTCCTAAAAAAGATATCATACCAACACACCATGAATTTGAGCTGGTGTGCAGCAATGCACTTGACGGCTTGCGCGAGGCGTTTGCCGGCGCCAACCGCATTACCGGGCAGAAAGAGCTGACCGGCAAGTTTGACGATGTGCAGCTACCCTATAAAGGTTACGGCGATTTCCAAGAAGGCGGCGTGGAGCTGAAGACCAAATGGGATCGGGGCGCTGGCACAGACAAGCCATCAGCCGGGAGCCTTCCAAAAGAAATACCTTTCAACAATTTGATGCAGATCGCTGGGTACTGGCACATCACTGATATCTGGCCGCAAATCGTATATGCCAACAGGCTTGGCTATCGCGTCTTCAAGCCAACGCTTGATCAGCTTCATGCCGGGGTTGCCGCCATCAGGGAAGCTTGTGTGCGGCGTGAACGCCTACTCGCTGCCGCCAACACCACCGAAGAGCTGTTGAGGCTTTGTGACCCTCAGTGGGATCACATGTTTGTGTGGCGTGATCTGCCCCCGGAAATTTTAGACCGCGCTCAAAAGATTTGGAGATCGTAATGCTTAAAATTTTTACACGCAAAAGACTAACCGAATCAGAAATCGAACTACGCCGCATCCGGCACATTCTAGAGCAAATGCAGAACGATGCTATCGCGCGTGGTGTGTTGCTCAACGCTATCAACGCAACCCTAAAAGAAAGTGATGATGATGATACAAGATCTGTTTGATATTGAGCCGCCGCATCAGGCTCACAGCCCCACCAGCGCAGCGTCAGCCGCCAAGATCAAGCCCAAGTTCGGCAAGAACATGGTCAAGGTGCTTGAGGCTTTGCAACGCCATGACAAGCGCGGCCTGACTGATGAAGAGGGTTGCGCTGCCACTAACATGACCGGCAACAGCTATCGCCCGGCGCGCGTCAAGCTGGAACAGCTCAATCTGATCTTCAAGACTGAGGCCACGCGGCAAACCAAGTCAGGCAGAACGGCTGCAATCTATCTTTTGACCATGCTTGGAATGATGGAGATGTCACGATGACGCAAATGCCAGAAGCCATAGCAACGGCACTGGTTGCATTCCAAGCCAAAAACAGCGCTATGACGCTGGACAAGCGGGGTAACCGCTCACAATACGCATCAATCGGTTCGATGATGACGCTGGTTAAAAAAGCAGCGGTTGATCACGGTCTTGGCATTTCATTCCCGGTACGCCGCACAGAAAACAATGAATATTTTATATCGCCGGTCATTGTGCATAGCAGCGGCGTGAGCTGGTCATCACCTGATCTGGCTTGGCCCCTCATTGTTGATGACATGACACATTGCCAGAAGCTTGGCAGCGCCATGAGCTATGGCCGTAGGTATTTGCTGCAAGGCATCCTTGGCCTTGCCGCCGGGATCGCTGAGCTTGATGACGATGATGATGACGATGGTGAAGCAAACTTTGATTGGAAAGGCTGGGCTGATCAATCGTTGGCAATAATCAAAACCGCCAACAAAGCGCAGCTTCATAAATGGGATACAGATAACACCGAAATTATCAAACAGGCAGAAACCGCAGCGCCTGATGTTTATAACACTGTGGGCATTGAATATCACAATAAATTGGAGAGCTTTAAATGAGTAACAAACCAACATTCACAAACAATAACACTCAGATGGAGTGTATCCGGGGTCAGGCCGGGGAACCCGCAAAGCTAAAGCTGGCTTGCTGGGTCAACCCGAAAAAGGCAGACAAGTTTGATTCAGATAAGCTTCAAGCTTGTGACCAGATCCGCGACTTGGTCATCAAGCATGACCTGACCTTCAATGTTAAATTCAAGCAGCGTGTCGATGATGATTACAACAACGACAAGGATCTGGGGTCTGTCAATATTTTTGCCAACAAGCCGTATGAAGAGCCGCAAGACAATGATGCTGCCCCGGCTGCACCATCAGGCGGCGGTTTTGGTGGGGGCTTTAGCAATGGATAGAAACCCCGGCCCTGCCTTGCTTGCTGTTCGCGATGCAGCCACTGCGCTGTTTGGCAGATGGACACCGGGTACGCGGGATGCAACCTATCGCCTGTTAAAGAAAGGCACATTGGCCAGCGTCCGGGATGGCCGCAAATGGTGGATACCCGCCGAAGAGATTGATCGCATTCGTAGCATGAAGGGAGCTGATGATGGGCAGAACATGGACGAAGAAGCAGCGCGCTGAACAATCAAGAAAGATCAAAGCCGCGTGGGCCGCAAAAAGAAAAGCAGCCAAGCCGTGGTGGCGTAGGCTGCTTGGATTGTAGGAAGGGGGGCAAGCGCCCCCTTTTTTATGTGCGGAACGATGCCATGTTGCTCTTGATCTCGCCATGTTCCTCTTTGCTTGCTACAAACTGATGCTGATATTGATCCTCAGTAAACTGCGAGTTGTGGTGGCCCATGTACTCAGTGACCTTTCTCCAATCCTTCATCTTGCTAAACTGTGCGCTTGCAAAGAAATGCCTAAAGTCACCAAGGTTCGATAGCTGCAAATCAACAGCTCTTTTGATATGCTTGGCAAGCACAAGCTTGTGCTTGATCGATGAAATATTGACCCACTTGCCAGCCCCATCTGTGTAGCCACCAGCGGCAACAACTTGGGCTTCTAAAGTTGGGATATCAAACATGCCTGACTGCCTTGCCACACGCTTGATCATGCGCTGCAACGTATGCTTGTCGGCTGGCTTGCCATTGCTATTTGCAAACACAAGATCACTTGGCTTTTTAAATGCGCTTGCAAGCATTACTTGCTCAACCAAATTCATTGTCTCATCTGAAATTGGAATAAAGCGATAGCCGTTTTTTGACTTTGGTGGGCCTATTTGGCCGTCTTGTTTGATTGTCTGGCTGATTTCAATACCGGCGTTTATGTATTTGCCGGTCTGTTTATCGCGCTCACAACTCACATTGTGCCGGGGCAAGCCACGCAGCTCTGACATACGCACACCCGATTCGTAATATGTGTTGATCATTGCTTGGCTTTTTATATCTTCTTTTTCCACAGCGGCAAGCAAAGCAGCTATAATATCTGGCTGTATTTTGGGAGCCTTTGCATCTTTGATTGCCTCGCCTTTGACTTGCAACTCTTTGCCCTCAAGTGGGTTCATTAAAATAAAACCCTCTGCGACACAAAATTTAAAAAACATGTTTATGAAGATAAATCTAGTTTTCATGCTTTTAACATCGCCACCATAATTTTTTATGGCGCGAATAATGTCTGTCGCAATTCTGCTTTTGTTTTGCAACTTGCAGACCTCAAACAAATTTAGTTTCTGGAACTCTCTGCCATTAACCCTAAAAGTTCTAGCCAGCTTAATCGCGCGGATTGCATTTTGTGCGGATGCCAATTCAATTTTTTCTTCAACTAACGCCAAGTCATTTCTAGCTGTAATGAACTTGTCAATCAGTTCATCACACTTGATGTCTTCAACCGGCTCCTGATTCGTACCTTTGTTAAAATTACGCACAGCCTCAACCATTGCATCGATAGCGTCAGATTTGTTTGAATATGAACCAACAGTTGGGCCTCTTCCCAGTTTACGCATATCAACAGTCCAGACACCGGGCCTTCCGATGCGCTCATATACTCTACAATTTTCTACTTTTTTAAACATGCGATGCTCCCTTCCGGGCGGCTGTTAAGCCGCCGCCCTTTTACATTTAATGATTTCCTCTCGCCAAGCCATTTGAGCTACCTTTGCAACAGTGCAACAAAGGCTCCATCGTGTTGGCAATCCGTTTTCTGCAAGAGCTTCTTTAGCGTGTCTTGCAATCTCACTGGTTCTGGACTGACTGTGCAAATCACCGGCTTCAAAATGCGGTAAAATTTCTTCCGCAATCTCTGCTACTTTTTTGTCTGTAACGAACATTTTACGCTCCCTTGTTTGATACCTTACGAATCAGTTATGACACATGATGTCAAACAATGCAACAAAACCGTATCCAAAATTGTATCCAAACGCAAAAAAAGCCCCCGGCCAATCAAGGCCGAGGGCTGGTAATATATTGATTTTATTATTTAATTTTTGGTCGGAGCGGCCAGATTTGAACTGACGACCCCTACACCCCCAGTAAAGAAAATAGGGATGTTTAAGTCTATTTTGTGAGGTTTTAAGCCAGTTCTTACTTGTCCAATACGCTGCTTACTTGGGTAAAAGCGTATCCAATCTGTATCCAATTAGGCGTATGACTTCTTAGTCTTTTTCTTTTCTGCAAAGCCACCAGTCTTGCTGCTCATTTTGCTATAGGTTTTCGGGTCAACTGTGCTGTCTTTTTTTGACCGGCTGGTGCCAGCGGCTTTACGTTTATTCATATTTGCATAGAGGCTCATCATTTATCCTTTCGGGCAATCCCATTTTTTCAGTGCTTTGTTGATCCGACTATTAGGATCTCGCGCCGTCTTGGCGCTGGTTAGTTTCTTTTTCATCCCGCCCATTCGACTGCAAAAGCTATCCCGGCGTTTGCCAGCTTTCTCAGACTTCGATGCCATCTTGCTACTGACCGGCGGCTTCAAGTTATGGCCTTGCGCTCTTGCTGATCTGCGCCCCGCTGCGTTAAGTCCACCAGATTCGGACTTGCCTTCTTTGCGTTGCCATGCAGCGCTCACGCAATCAACCCTTTGCGATACCCATTTGTTCTGTCAAAGGTAAGCACATCAGCCCGGTTGTCTGTTGCTGCATAAGAGCAATGAACCCACCCGCTGTTCATCTCGCCGGTATAGCATTCCAGTATAAGCTGATCGAACACTAGGTTGTCTTGGATCCAAACACAGAGATCATGGTTGTCATAGCCAGCCACCTCAAAATCGGCAGCGGCTGATAGGTTATCCGGGCAGCAATGTTGGCTGGTAATTTTTGATCCGATTGCAACGCAAAGCTCCGGGGATCTAAAGCCGGATGAAACAATGAACGATCCAAACTCTTCACGCACCGGCTGCAATATGTTTTCACAAAGCATCACCAACGCTTTGATCTGTTCATCATTAGGTTGGTTTGGGATGCCTTTGCGCTCAGCGGTTTGTGACTTGCACATTTCAGCAAGGCTAAAATTTCTAGAGAGCTGCATTATTTTTTCCTAAACTTGTCTATGCCTTTGATGCCAAGTGCGCTGGTGCAAACCAGAAACACCAGATACTGATACCATTCGGGCAGCTCGTTCAGCCGGTCAAAGCCAGCCTTTACGACATCTTCCATGCCCGGCACAAAAACCAAACAGACCGGCACAAGCACGACTATTGTGACAGCTTCATCACGCCAAGAATTTTGCGTGGACTGCGCCATGATCTTTTCCCACTCAGCTACGCTTGTCGCTGAGCTGACTAGAACCTTGGCCTTGGCTTCGGCCTCTGCTTTGGCAACCGCGCCCTTGGCTTTCGATTGCTCGACTTTGTTCTCAAGGAATGACCCGGCTAATGAAGCAATTGGGCCAATAAGCGCTTGTATCATTTGCACTCATCCTTTCCAGCGCAGTCTGCCGGGAAGCAGTGCGCTCTGAGTTGGTAATATTCATTGCTGTAAGAGGCTTGCCACATTGTGGCATCGACTAAATAGAGGCACTGTTCTTCAGTCATTTCTTGTTGCAGCGCGATTTGATTGCCAATGTAATGCCACTGGTTACCATCGTTGCCCCACATAGTTATGACTAGAATAAATGTTTCAAACATTATTCTTTTGGCTTCTTGTCAGCGTAGGCATTTGCCCCAAAATAAAAGCCCAGAACGGCACTGTTGGAAATGAAATAAGTAGGAGCTATTTCAGTGATTAACTTTGCTGTATTGTCGTAGCCAAGCATTGCAGTGATAAGGATTGCAGCCGGATAATTGAGTGTGCCAAACAAACAAAACCAAGCCATATAGCGCATGCTGTCTCGCCGCGCATCAGCATCCTCAAGCTCCCGGCGCTTGAACTCCAGCGCCATAGCAATCTCATCGTCACACAAGACATTGTCAGAGTTTGTGTCGAGATGCTGATATGCACTGTCTTTCTGCAATTTCTTTTGCGTCATAATATTATTTCTTCTGCGCCAGAGTTATTAACAGCGGCAAAAATGAACAAGCAAAAGCCAACGATCACAATGATAACAAATGCCGATAGCGCGATTCTTTCAAGCGTTTTTTCCAAAGCCGCAGACGCACGAATTTTCTCACGCTCTTTTTCTTGTATGCGCTCTTTCTCTTCACGCTGTGCATTATTAAAATGGGCAATGATCTCATCGTAGCATGTCGGCCCAAAGCGCATATTTATTAGCAATTTTGCGTCAGCGAGCGTTTCGCGGATTTTGCGCTTTTCAATTACATAATCAATTGAACTTTGCAGCGAAATGCCAACAGAGCCTTTTGAAGACTGATCCTTGTTTAAGGCTTGCTCAGACTGCAACAGCTTTGAAATATGCCCGGCCACTGTGCCTAAATCTTCACAGTCTTGGAGCCGTTCCTTGCACCATTTTATCGATGCTGACGCAGCAGAAATTGCCGTTAAAACGGTTAATGGCTCCATGATGTGTCTCGATTTTTAGATGCGTTCAGCCACAAGCAATACAATCAATGTGGCAGCTTGACCGATGAGGATCATTTCCAAACGCTTAAAGCGAACGAGGGATTCCCGCCAACGCTCCGCGCACACGGCTTCGTGCGTGTCGATCTGTGCTTGTACAGATATGGCGGTAGGCTTTGCCATCAAGCGTAGGGGCTATCGCCAAGAACGCTTGTATCCCAAGCCGCCTTGAGCTTTGCAATAGTGTCTGCGCTGTCTATCGCTGATGCGGCTGGCGCATCGCGCAGGGCAGCTTTTTTAGTGACTGACGCAGACTTTGCAGATGCGTCATCAGCTTCTAGTGCTTTCATATAGACAACATCCTCTGCCGCAAGCAGTGGTGCGCGAACCTCACGGATTTTGTCTTTGAAGATAACCTTCGCGGCAGTCATATCTTCTGAAATAACCTTGCCAGACAATGACCATGCGCCACGAAAATGCCTATCGCTGGGCTTGCTCGTCAACTCAGCGGAATCAATCTGATTACCGGATTTGTCAACTATGTATGTTGCTACAGCCATGATTTACTCCTTATGCTGCTAAGTCTTCGATTGTTAATTCTTCACTTATTTTCCAACTATTACGCCACTCGCGAGTTGCTGGAAGCTGCTCTTTGCGGCAGATAACCATCTTAGGTTTGTTGCCCTCGTTCCATGTCTTCCAGACAGATTGCGGGCAGTCTTTCATAATAAGATATTCGATCGCCTGTTCTTCAGTCATGGCTGGCATAGGCTCTGTGTTATGCAACAAATAGCCTCTTGTGTGCTTCACAAAGTCAGGTTGCGCTTCATCCTTGGCAAGCTCCCAATAGCTTTGAACCGGCGGCAAGATACCGCCCTGCAATGCACAAGCCATCCAATTAGGGTCAGGCACAAGGATTTTAGCGCACTCGTCTACACTGTCCTCATAGACTACACGATAGTCTGACTGCACCCCATCAAGGTTTTCTTTAGCCCAGCATAGTCTGTCAAATAGGTGTGTGCCTTGGAACTGTGGGGTCAGTGTCATGCCAAGTCTCCCATAAACATAACGCACAAATGTTCTGCATCTACATCACTGGTGCTGTCGTGGTCTTTTACACTGTGTCGGGTTACGGTTGAGGTAGGGTTTATGTTACGTACAACACAAGCATCAAAACAGTTAGTGCCATCACCGCTTGCTCTTTTGCCGCCGTAACTCCAACAATAATTAGCAGAACTGAAAGCACTGGTGACGGTTATTGAATGTTCTCCTGCCGAATTGTCGATGTATGAAGCAATATTTAGACTTGCTCTTGTTGTCGTGCCACTCATGTTATGGTTTGACCAAGCCTTCGCACTACCACCCGCCACAAAGCTAGTAGCAATGCTGTTGTTCCCAGCGGCATCCTTCAGGGTGTTTACTCTAAGTTCGCTTGCCATTATGCTAGGTCTCCAAATACTGTTGAACAAACATTTAAACCATCAGTGTATGACCCACTATTGTTCACGCTTGCTAAAGAATATGCGCCAGTTAGAAAAGTATGTATGTACAAACCATTTATAGCTGGAGTGTCAGGACAACTGTCAGTATACTGCAAAGTGTAATCATCATTAGCCATGTCATTTGCGATTGACACGGTTCCACGACCCACACCGCCGTCTGCTACGGAGGTTACGTTAAAACTGTCTTGAATTGTATGACCAGAATCTCCGTTATAATGCACCCAAACTTTTGCCAACCCCTGTTGAAGATTAGTCGTGGTTGAGTTGCCCTCGCCAGTAACGCTAATAGAACCAGCGGTGGTTACACCTGTTAGTGAATCTACTTTAAGTAAACTAGCCATTATGCGAGGTCTCCTAAAGCCGCTGATGATACATATTCTGCATTATTCATAGCATTTGCACTTGTTGATGTATTGGCAGCATATCTGGCACTGGTATCACTATTTACAAGAATAATACGATTAGTGTTTGAAGTTGCCATTGAACCCGGAGGCTGTGCAGCAACACCCCCGACTACTATAAAATTTGCACTGCTCATATTATTAGTAAAGTTACCGTACATTGACCCACTATCACGTTCCGTTTTACTACTAATATTAAAGCTATCAAGAAAAGCACCAGTTGCAAAATTGTTAGCGTGGTATGCTTTAGCTAAACTTTGAGCAGTATTCTGCGTAACATTGCCACCATCTGATACATAGGTAGATGTATTAGCCATCTTGACATTAGAACCGCCAGAGCCAGCCTTATCTACAATGGTGTCTACATTTAACTGACTGGTCATACGATACTCCAATATCCATTAACAGTGACGGTGGCGTTTTGCGTAATCGGGCCAGCGGAAAGCGCAGCATTGGTTGCGTCTATTGTTAGCGCAGCATCAATGACAATTTCGTTTTGGCGCACCACGGCAACATATTCAGTCTGATCGCCAGTTTTGCCGATAAATGGATATTCTGTTGTCATCAGGTTATCTCCATTATGCTTGCGGTGACGCTCAATTTGTCAGAAACACTACAGTCAATTTGCAGCACATCAGTTGTTTCAAGCACAATCTTGCCCACCAACGGTGAGACTGAACCGCCAACCGGAATGGGTATGTTTTTAGCAAGGAATGTCGTGGTGTTTGCGGCAGAACGGCCACCGCCGGATGTGTTTGAAACCACTTTGACTGATGCTGTAACTTGCGCCGTATGCACATTTGCCAAAATCAACCCGATTACCACGGTTGTCGTTGATCCCGGTGTCGTATAGAGCGCCTCTGGCGTGCCAGCGCTGGCTGGCATCACATCATGCGATACAACCTTAAAAGTATTAGCCATTTATATCTCCTTATCCTAACGCAATGGCTAGGGCTGTTGCTTCATCTACCGTTGCCTTGGTTCCAATTGTTCCAATGTTGCTGGCTACTATGTTCACATTGGATATTGATCCCGCAACACTAGAAATACTACTGTTTGCGCCAGCTACTGTTGCAATATTGGTAACAACGCCAGAAGCCCCAAGCGTTGCCATGTTTGTGACATTTGCGCTCGTAGCCAAAATGTTTAGGTCAGTTACAATATCGGATGTTGCGAGTGTGTTTAGATCTGAAATTATATCGCTTGTGGCTAGCGTGTTCATGTCAGAAATAACATCAGATGTTGCAAGCAAGGCCATGTCAGCTATGACATCGCTTGTTGCAAGCAGAGCCATATCTGCAATAACTGCACTTGCTCCAAGAGCCGCTATTTCACTGTTAGAACCAGCGACTGTGTTTATATTTGTTTGCTCTGAGCTTGTTGGCTTGACATCGATCCAAGCACTCCCAGAATAAACCTTCATTCCAGAGCCATCTGTTTTGAAGTACAGATCTCCAGCGTCTAAATTTGAGGATGGGTCAGAACTAGCTGCACCATGATACTGTCTGGTAAATGTCGTTAAGGCTGCTTCTGCATCTGTGGCTGAGCTTGCCGCTGCCGTTGCTTTTGTTGTGGCAGTCGTTGCCGCTGTCGTTGCTGATGCTGCGTCAACAAGCAATGACCATTTGGCGCTGTCGGTGTTCGTTGTTAGCGGCTGAGAGCCAGAGCTAGTATGCGCTGTCGTGGCTATGAATATATTGGCGGTGCTTGTGTCCTTGACTATATCGCGCAAAGCATATGTCGTTGACGCTGCCCAGTTGCCTTTGAATGTACCAAGCTCAGTCGTGACGCTCAGCTCACCGCTACTATCGAATGCTAAGATCTTGGATGCCCGATCTGTTGCACTTGTTGTAAATTCAGTGCTTGTCATCGTGTTCGTGCGTGACAGCTTGATAGAGCGGTCTAGCTCTTCATCATGCTGTTGAACCATTCGCACCAAACGATCAAGCGCTGTCTCAAAGCTTGAAGCCGGGAATGGATCGTTAGCAACAAGGTCAAGCGTTTGTGTATTGCCTAGCTCTGATCTGATCACAACAGTCTCGCCAGAAGCCGGGCGCTGGTCTGTGCTTGAATGGTGCGCGTCAGAGCTGGTGCCGGTATTGAACTTGAACAGCACATTGCCGCCAGAGGATGCACCAGCGCCAGTGACGATAAAATGGGTATTAAGGGTCTTTGTACTTTCAGTGCCAGCCGCTGAGCGCACAATGACCGTTAAATCCGCATCCGCAAAGATAGGAAAGTCATACGCAAATGAATGCGTTGATCCATTGCCATTATATGACTTGGTAATATTTGTGGTGCTGATTGTCATAGTAACTCATCCTTTTTGAGAGATTCAATGTCTCTGGCGGCTTCCCCTATTCGCTCGTTGCCCGGCATGTCAGACAGAACTTGAAATGCGGCATCCATAAATGAATCGTTAAGTGATGTAATTAAGGACTTCTTCTCTTTGTCTGTTGAGCGCCGATATTCTCTGCCATTCATCAATGCTTCCAGCCCATCTTTAAATGAGCTGTATCTGCGATTGACGCGAACTTGTATTGGCACAATGCCAATCTCAGCCATGTTAGCTGGCACCTGATCCGGGCTTCCTTTAGCAATCCAAACCAAATTGCTGAGCTGCATTTCAGTGAGCTTAATACCTTTGACCACCCTGTTTGCTGGCTGCATTGGCACCGGCCAATCTAACCGCACAAGCTCATCCACATAGGCTGGCTGGTCATCAGATGCGCCAATGACCATAGGGCTGAAAGCATTGTAAAGCCGTGTGTATGGTGCCTCTTCGTATGACGGCCCATCTGTCACTAACCGGCCAAGACTGTCATAGCGCGGGATCTCAGCGTATTGGTTATCTGCAAACACATTGGTGGCCACCATATTCAAATAGCCATCATGGACAGCTTTGAACATTTGTTCACCAGCTTCACCTTTAGGCATTCCAACCCAGCGAAAATCATAGTTGCCATCCGCGCCGAGTTTTAGATCACCGGCATCACTCATGCTAATTACATCATCGCGTGTGTAAATGTCGTAATTAGCGCCGGTCTTAGTAATTGTGTTGTCACCAATTCGCTCGACTGTGCGCGTTAAGGCAGAAAAAGGATTTGGCACACCCGGCACTAGGTTCATAGAACCCAATGGGCCTCTGGTAATAAAATCAGGATCGCCTCGCTCCAGCGCCGTTAGAACTTGGGCAACGCCCTGCAACATTGGTAGTTCTCTAAAATAATCACTTACTGCAAAAACCGCTGCGGCCGCAACAGACTGCCTTTCGTCTGCCGTTCTTGCCAAAGACATTTTCTGCATAGCACCGGCAGCAATGCCAATCGTGCTGGCTAGTGGCCCCATGCCACTATAAGATATGTATTTCAAAGGGCCGTTAGGCGCGCCAAATGAATTGAACAACGGCAATGGCTCACCATCTGCATCGACAGGGAAATCGTCACCCCGGAACACAAACGAATAAGGCTGCCATCCCGGTGGTAGTTTTTCGCGTGTCTTTTTGTCTTTTGGCGTAGCACCAGTAATTTTGCCCTGACCAGCGTACATCGCGGTCATTGACATAATCATGCCGCCACTTGCTAAGCGCGCTAACTTGATCTGGCGTTTGCCAGCATCTTTGCCGTATATTTCTGGATGCGCTAGACCAATAGGTGTGCGCTCTAGTGTTCTTAAAATATCGTTTGTCGGCGCTGTTGCAAAAGGCAGTATGTAGCGGCCAAACCAAGTGTTTTGCAAAGCTGACGCTGATTTTCCAAACTGACCTAGATCAGTCATCAGGGTGTCGTAACGCCCCTTAACATCCAACTCATCAGCAAACTGTCGTGGGCTGAGCAATACCATAGAAGCTTCGTCTTGCGCTTGCTTTTGGTTCATGCCACTAGCTAATGCTGCTTTGTACTGGCGGTTGGCCTTGGCGTATAACTCGCCGTTTTGTGACAATACTTTGAAAAAATCATCGCCGCCAAGAAGCAATCGTGTGGGTAGACTTGTGCCTTTGTAAAAATAATCTAAAGCTCTAGCAACAGGGGTATCGCCTATAGATGCAGAACGATAATTGTTCATTTCAACTTTGCTTACAGCATCGCCGGGCTGATTTGTCTTGACTGCCATTGCTGCCGCTGACATTGCATCACCAAAAGACTTGTAATACCCAGTCCATCTAGCAAGAACATCAGACATATAGCGTTGTTGCGTGTAATCAATTTCAGAGCCAACCGCCCGGCGAATGCCTCTTTCTGTTGCCCCTATGGCACCAGCAATAAACTCTTCTGGCACTTGCATAATCATAAACAACAGATTGCCGCCAATGTTTTTGAACTGCGTTTTTGGGCCAGACAATAATCCATTGATATAAAGATGCTCAGCGCCTTGCCGAAAGCGAGACATAATGCCTTTTTCAGCCGCCTGATTAAACGCACCCTCACCATTTGCGGCAGCTTTTAACAGGCCATCAGCGGCCATCATTAAACTTTTAGCACCGCCAGATGCCTCTATAACATCCATGTTCATTAAGGCAACGGCATCCGGGGCCATGCCTTCAGTAACCGGGATATTAAAAGATTGCAGCAATCTAGCTGCCTCAGTTTGCGCCCCCTTAATCTGCAATTGAATGCCGTTGTGAATTGCAAGCTGCCGTCTGAATTGCAGCATGACAGCATCGCCGCCACCCTCTTTTACTTGCTTGGCAAGATCTGCCAGCTTTTTTGCGCTGTCTGACAACAGCATTCTGGCCGCTGTTGCTTCAGCCGCATTGGCAAAAGCAGTACCACGCTTTCTTTTCAATACACTTCTTGTCAGCCCAAGACTGTCTGCTAATTGACTTGTTGCAGCTTCGACAGTGTCTGCATTAGATATAACGCCCCTAGTCGCAGCTTGTTGCTGATCTGGCAAGCTATCTGACACAGCTTGGATCAAAGCCTTTACATCGTCAGGCTGTTTGATTTTATCCCAGTTAAATGGCGCGCCATCTTTGATGCTTCGCAAATAGCCTTCTTCAATCGTAGCAGCCTCAATGACCTCATCAGCCTGACTTTGGCTTGCAACGCCAGCCGAATCTTCTGTGAGGTTAAAACCTTGGTTGTCAGCCGTAACGCCTCTTTGACTATCAGTAATTGTTGCGCGCAATTGCTGGTCAGGTGTCAGCTCTACCGCATCATCAGCTTCTGATAACGCTTGTGCTAGTCTTTGGCCTGATGGGCTAAGATCTGTTGCTTGGTTGCCTTGTTCTTTAAATTTAGCTTGGCCATCATCTGACAATGTTTTAGCGGCAGATAAAGATTGCGTATCACGATAGGCCAGCTCATCCGGCCCAAGGTTACCTTCAGCCGGAACGCGCGGTTTCACATCGATGCCTTTTTTGGCTACCGGCTTTTCTCCAGTTACTGTCGGCGGCCCTACTGGCTCGTTTTTGCCAACGCCTTTGAATAACTGAAACAGATTTGCAACAATATCAAATTTGCCAGCCACTTGTATGCCGGGATCAGACGCAAATTCGGTAACACCACCTTGTGCAACATTCGCCATAGCGTTGCTGTTGAGCTGAGCGCGTTGCTCTTGCTCAGATGGTGGCATCTGAATTGACATGAATTGTACCCATAAAAAAAGGGCGCTGAAGCGCCCATGTTAGAAAAACCCTACACGATTTGAATGCATTCGTGAAGCTTTATTATGCTTTAGTGTCAGCCTCAGTTTGTTTCGGCTGATCCGCTTTTGGCGTTTGAGATGAGTTCCCCAAAGAGGTTCTCAAGTTCGCCCCTGTCAATATCGATATCGGACTGCCCTGAGATCGCATCTTTTCCGGGCTGTCCACCAAGGTAACTTTTGTAACCGCCACCGTCTTTATCCTTTGTCCAATCATTTCTGAGCTTAGTCAGTTCGGTTTCCATAATATCGACTTCTGCATTTATTTCAAGTTTATCTGTAATTTCACTAAGTCTTTTGTTTGCAAAATCCAAAATATAATCTTGAGCTTGCGCTTTACTTAGAGGAGATTGCTTTATAGCAGCATCATCAATAATAATTTTTATACCGGGCTTGCCATCAACTATGATTGGCTGATACCCACGAAACAGCCCATTTGGCTCTGCTTCAACAAGTGCCTCAAACAAGCTTTTCAACTTTTCACTATCGCGCAACGATTCGCTGCCATCCTCAATAATATCAACTGCAAAATGTTTTGGATTTTTTGTAATGCTTTTTGGTGCATTAACCCAAACCTCTGTTTGGTTTAGAAGCAGCCCTAACCTAGCCGCCGCTCTCACTGCCGTATCTTTAGACGCAATTGCTTGCTGCACAGTTGATGGGTTTTGGAACAGCTCCCAACCGCCAGTGCCATGCACAACCCCGCCAAGATTTACACCTTCGCGCTTGTTAACAACCTCTATTGCTTTTGCCGTTACTTGGTCATTTATACTAATTTTAGCTGCGTCATCTAAATTTGCGTAATCATCACCAAATTTTGTTGCCCATGGAGAACCTTCGCCCGGATCAACTTCCATAGAAATGCGGCGCGTGTTTTTAGCAAAAGCGTCAACAACATCACCACCAACATTCGGTGTGCCATACATGCCAGACAATTGCATCCAGCCAATAGCTTGGACTTCAGCCGCTTCCCAATCAGATTTGCCCATCCAATTAATTGAATTGAGATGATCTGTTAACTGGGCGCCAAACAATGCCCGGTTTTCGTACATTGCCCCTTTGATGCCGCCGCCACCAAAATCGATGACGATGTCATCTGGCACATCATAACCAAGCCGCTTCATGTGGTTTACATATGTTTCGTCAACAAGCCCCATGTCTCGCGCTGTGTGAACATCCACAACGAATGGCGCGCCGCCAGCCGGGTCATTGTTCATAAATGAGCGAACATTCTTTCCATAACCGCTGTCAAGAAAATCAGATATTTTCTGTCCGGCACCGCCAGTAATTTCTGACTGTGTAAGGATATCAATAACAATTTTGTTTGCTGATGGCAGACCTTTACCTTTTAGCTGATCTTTTGGCACACCAGCTTTGACTTGCTCATAAACAAATAGCACATCATTTAAAGTTTGGCTTGGGCTAGAATTTTGCTGCCCGGCAAACCAAGCATCAGTAAGCCGCGCAATCTCTTTGGGGTCACCATTAGCTTGCTTTTGAAATTCACCAAAAACTTTTTTGTACCATTGTGATGTTTCAATGATTTCATCTGGAGACATTGTAGCTTCGATGCGCGATTGCCAATCCTCTGGCTTAATATCTCCAACGGTTATATCAGGCAAACCAGACCCAGCCGGTGCTTTGATAACTGTCCTTTGGTTTTTCGGCTCACCGGGATACGGCTTGCCTTTTTCTTTCACGGCATCAATTCGGCCTTGGTGCAATCTTAATTCGTTAGCGGCCTTGTCTGCGTTAATTGGCAACCCACCTTCAGATATTATAGGTTTTTCGCCGCTTGCAAGTTTGCCAGCGTATGAAATTGCAGCATCAATCATTGGCATTGGGTCAGCCCCGGCAGTTAGCGTTACGCTAGTGTCAGCCGCGCGCTCAGCAATCCGGGCATCAGCCGCTGTGCCAGCCCGGCCTATGGCGCGCTTGGTTCCATCGATGATCTGGCCAAATGGTATCAGCCGGGCAGCCTTGATAGCGCCCTCAACTACGGCACCAATAAACATACCATCTTGCGCGTTTTTAGCGCGCTTTACTAATTCGCTGTCACTATCATATTTTTCTATTTGAGACATAAAACCTTGCAATACAGCGTCACGCTCGGCTGGTGGTGCCAGCTCAAGATATTCTGTGATTGCATTTACAATAGTTTTGTCATCTGGATTAAGGGATGTAAAATCAGCTATAGCGCCCCAGATAAAACCGCGCGCCACCGGGTTATATGTGGTCATGGCTTTGACCATCTTTGCAGCCGGGAAACCAGCCACGCCAAACTGAGTTATGGCGGCCGTCAATTCACCAAGCGCTTGGTTGTCATAAGGCTGGCTTGCCCAATCAACGATAGCGTCAGGCATTGGGATTGCATCATTCACAAACCCTTTATAGCTGTCCATCATGCCTTTCATCGAATCAATGTCACCAAAAGCATTCTTGACCGACTCCATGCCGACAGCCTCTAGCCCAAAATTCATGACATTTTTGGCCAGCTCAACAGGCGCGCCAGCAATAAATGCCGCTGCATCAAGCATTTCACTAGCGCCCTTGTCAGCTCCAATAAACATGCCCTTTGACATGTCATTTCCGACAGACCCACTACTGGAACCGGCTGACATGTTACCAAGTGTAACACCCCTAGCGTCTGCGCCCAGCTCTGGAAACGGCTCTATGCCAATGTTGCGTAGACTGTTTGCCATGCTGTACTTTTCATTAACAGCATCAGCATCATTGGCTTCCTCAACAGTCATCTGGAATTGACTACTAAGGTCAGGCATTGGTGTCGTGTCACTTACCGGGTCAATTGCAATTCTAGGGATGCCGCTGTCGGTATTTGTCACAGCTTGATCAGATGGCGTTGCGAACCCTTGAACATTGTTCATATCCATTAGCGGCTCCCTACCATATCAAGTAAATACAAAAGCTCATCAATTCTTGTTGCTAACTGGCTTGCGCTACCGGGGTTCTGCATTATGTGTTGCCTTATGACTGGCACGACTTGGCTATAGTCATATTCGCCACTTTGTAATTTTGGGATTTTTGCAATTAAGCCTGTGAAATTTTTCAACCCATCTACTTCAGATCTAAGCTGAACCTTTAATACCACATCCAAGTTTTTCCATTCTTCTTCGATGACACGATTAAGCTCAGTTTTTATCTGCTCTGGACTAGCATCTTGATTGGATCTTTTAAATTTAATCCATGCGCGCTTTGCTCTTCGGAATGACAGTTTTGCTGCGTTCTCATATTCCTCAATGTCTGTGCCACGCTCTTCAGCATAGTTAAATTCACTTTCGATAACCTTAACGGCTTCAGTCCATTGTGTGTTTCGGATTGTACCAACATCATTCATAAATGATCTGTATGTTACTTGCGTTAGCATATTTGACACGCTGGTTAGATCGTCTAGTGACAGTTTACCAATGCCAACTAATGCTTCAATATCTTGGACTGTTTGTTCATCATCACCAAGACCGCCTTCACTCTCAGGCTGGCGAAACAACCCGACACCTCCAACTGCTAAAAAATCTTTCATCAGCTTTTGCATTTTCGGCGTGATAAAATCTTGGCTTTCTAATTTTTCTTTGATTTCTTCTCGCCTTGTATTATTAGTTCCTTGTTCAAAGAACTCGTTTTGCAGCTTGGTGTTTGTTTCTTTAAGTTTTTTGGCTTCGTCTTCTTTTAGTTTTGCATTGGTGTCGTACTGTTCAAAAGCTTGCTTCCTGAGATCTGCTATGACCTTTTGGCGCTCACTAGCGTCCGGGATTGCTTGCTTTAGCATATGCAATGCATATTCAGCATTAGGGTGGCTGTTCTCTCCACTGGCCAGTTGCTTCAGCGCCTCTGCATCACCGCTGGTCAAAGCTTGATAAGCCTCAACAGGGTTTGTTTGCTCATTAAAAAGCATTGTTATAGCGTTTTTAGCTATGTCTTTATTTGCTTTGAGCATTTCTGAAACCAAAGTTTCTTCAAGCATTCTGCCGCTTGCTACAAGCGCCAACCCTTCATTTGCAACTTTTGTTGTGTATTCTTTATAAGCGCGCAATGCCTCTTTGGAATTGGGCATCAGCTCTTCATTATTGATATTGCCAAAGCCTAATTTATATTCTGTCAGCTTTACTTGCCAGCTTGACACAAGGCTTTTGTCAACGCGCTCATCTATCTTCACGCGCAGATTAGCGCCATATTTTGTTGCTAACGAACGAAATTTGCCGTTGAACAGTTTGCGCGCATAAGGATTAAGGGAGCTTTGTGCGTCTGCTTGGATCTCATTAACAGCGCCTTGCCATGAATATTCATTGGTCAAATCAGCGCCAAACACAGCGCCAAGGTCAGGGGATCTCACCATGTTGGATGATGCTTGCTGCATGGCCATTTCAGCGCCTAGCAATGCATTGTCAGACGATAGAGTGCCTTCAGCTTTGATCCGGCCATCAGCATAATCTGAAATCATTTGGGCTGTTTTTGCCGCCGCCTCACCTTCGGCAAGTGCCGCTTGGATAAATGGGCGGCTATCCATTTGAGCGCGGTCATAGCTCACCATGCCAGTGCTTAATGTTGGCGCTGCTTGTGATTCGTAAACTGGTACTCTAGGCATTAAGCGGCTCCGCTAGATTAAAAAGAGTTGGCAAAATCGTTCCAGTAATCACCTGAGAACATTTCATAATCTTCAGCTTTTGTAAGGCTGGTTCCAAGACCACTTAAAAGCGCTGCCGTACCGGCTGACTGATACGCTGATGCTGTAGCTTGGCCACCCATGCGGCTCACTTTGGCGCGCATACCGATCTCGACTTTTTTGTCTTCTTGCTCAAAAATTGCGATTTCAGTGTTGTAGGCATCAATTGCCAGCTCATACTCAAACTCAGCGGCTGAGCTTCGCGCAACATTAACAGGCGCACCCCGGCTTAACTCTATGCCGCCACCGCCATATATTGCGGTGCCTTTGCCTTGAAATGCGCCAAATGCTTTTGTTTTGCGCTCGTTAGAAATATCTAAAGCGCGTTTTAGGATTACGATTTGACGATCCGCAATCTCAGTACCGCGCTCAATAATCTTTGCGTTTTCATCGCCGATTTGAAGCGCTAGTGCAGATGCCTTATCGTTAGCTGATTTTTGCTTCATGCCTTGATAAAGGCTCAGACCAGCGGATGCTATTTGCCAAAAGCTCATTACTTACCTCAACTATCGAATGTGTTCATGCGTGGATAAATTGCCAAGACAGTCAGTGGCAGGGGCTGGGTTTGCTGGATAACGATCTGATCGTCTTCCTCAAAGCCGCCCCGGAACTCAATCTCTTTATCGCCGGTAAACAGCTCAACAGCCG